TATTTGGCCTCGTACAACACACGAAGCCCAGAAATAACCGTTGCCATGATCGCTCCTTGCCAGAGAGGGTTGCTCAGGTACAGGCGCAGGTGCAGCCATACCTGGGCCCAGAGGTCGGGATCTTTCTCTGGCATAAGTGGAATCCGAATGCCTCCCCGAAACTGGGGAGCTAGAAACGAAAAAACCCGGCGCAATGGCCGGGTTTCGGAGGTTTTATTGTCTTTGCGTATCAGCGCACGCAAGATCGACATGATGGGGATAATTTACGGCCAATCGGCCATCCTGGTCAAGCGGCGTCCAGAAAGATTTGTTCGGCGTCGAATATCTCAGTCGCGTGGATCACGGCGGCTTCCTCCAGCTGCTCAAGGCGCTTGTGAATTCCAGCGCGCCAGTTGCGCCGAGTCCGCTCTGGCGATGCCTCCGGATCCCAAGTGTTCATGTCGTAGAACTCGGTCGGCAGGATGATCATGTCGGTGGAGCGCTTACCGGACTGCTCGCCCTTGAGCTTCGGGATTGCCCAGGCAGTAAGCGCCTTGTAGACGAACAGCTGTGGCGCGGGGCTGCTCATGCGGCTCACCAAGCGGCCAATGGCGGCGACCTTGTTGGCCTTGTGCGTCGAGTACTTGGCGACCAGCACATCCCAATGGGCAGTCGCCAGTTCGCGATGCAGCAGCGCGTAGAGGCAGCAGTCGTAATCGAACTTGTCGCGAACCGAGATAGTGCTGCCGGTACCGCCCTGGCGCAGATCGGCATCGATCAGCTTCTGCCATGACTGCTTCGTGCTGTTGTCGATATTGTCGGCGGCCAGCACGCGCACCAGGGTGCCCATCACGTTTTTATAGATGCCCATCGCTTAATCCCCTGTGTAGTTCGTACCGCCGGCGCCGCGACGATTGTTCTGTTCGTACTGAGCAGCCGGGCCGCTCATGAGCACCGGGCGCTTCAATTTTTCGATCTGTCGCTCAGCAGCCTGCAGTCGGATGCCTAATTGCGTTACTAGGACTTCTAGCGACAGTGCCTCCCCGGTATCGGCCGAGACCCAGCCTGAGGCATTGCACTGCATGCAGGGACGCGGGCTAAAAATCCCGGCGACGAAAGCGCGACCACGGCAGATCGGGCACTTCACCAAGTCCAGTTCCGTGACGCTGAAGGCAGGTCCATGGCTCTTTTTCATGCTTTTGAAACCTCGCCTATGGTTGATTCTTGAATTGGCTCGCAGCCCTTGTGCGGCGCGGCTTCCAGACCAATGCTGGACTCTTTGTTTTCGACGCCCTCCAACCCATGAATCACGCTGAATCCCTTGGCGTCTAGATGGCTGTGCCACTTCTCCAAGGCCTCGCGCTTGCGCTCTTCGACAGTGGTGTGGATGTAGGCCTGCACGTTGTGGCCCATGGCGTGGTTGATCAGCATCTCGCCAATCAGGAAGTCGATACCCAGGTCCGCCCAGCCGGTGCGTGCCAACTTGCGCAGGTCATGACTGGTCCACTCGCCCTGCCCCAGCTGCGTGAATACCAGACTGGCCTGCCCCTCGCTCATGCCTTTGCCATGACGGGCCGGGAAGAGATATTGCCCGGTGTAGCCGATACCGCTCTGCCGATGACGGTACCGGGCCAGCAGCACACACACCTGTTCGGTCAGGGGGAGCGAGTGCTCGACCCGGGTCTTGGTGTGCACCGCCGGGATATGCCACGTGCGATCGGCCAAGCAGATATGCGACCAAAGCGCCATGCGGGTCTCACCGACGCGCGTACCGTGGCACAGCATCATCAAGGCCAACATGCCGTGCGCAGGACGCCGCTCGAAGGCCTCGGCCAGCTGCTCGAGCAGATCCTCGACCTGCACACCGCGCAGCCGTGCGGCCTTGGCCTTGATCTTCGTCTTAGAGAAATCGCTGAACTTGATCCCGGCCATCGGGTTGGTAGGGATCATGTTGAGCACGAATGCCTGCCGACAGGCCAGCACCAGCAGCGCGAATATCAGCCGAACAAACTCCAGCGAAAGCTTCTCCTGCAGTGGCCACATCAGCTTGGTGTCGAGCGTTGCGCGATCAATCTCAGCGAAGGCCAGGTCGCCCACTCGCGGGATCAGATGGCACGCAATGGCAGACTTGGCCGTGGCTTTGCGCTTGGCCGACAGGTGCCGGTCTCGACTCATCCGGTCGCTGTACCAGGCTAACAGCTCGCCCAAGGTGGCCCACGGGCAAACCGCAGCGGTAGCGTTCGCATCGGCGCCCAGCCGCTGCCGAGTCTCAGGCAGCGCCGCCAGCACGGCCTTGGCCGACAGTTCAGGGTAGGAGCCGATCCGCATCCACTTCTTGCGCACGACCAAGCTCCAGGTGCCACGCGGGCGGGCTTCGGTAAACCGAAAGTACAGGCCGGGGTGACGCGGGTCGCGCATGAGCACAGCAGAGGGGTCATCTGCGCGGCGGCGCAGCTCGGCATCGGAGAATGCGATCAGCAAGGTCATACCGCGACCCTTGTCGGTTCCAACCGCAGGTAGGCCCGCAGCTGCTCCATGGCATCGAAGTGGCCACGGCAGACGATCGCCAGATAACCCTGCTCACTGAGCTGCCGTATCCACGCGTACTGGCTGATCGATACAGCGGCGTCGTTCGGCGGCGTGGCCTTGAATTCGATGTACAGGCCGAAGAACCCGCCCCGCGCCATCGGCAAGACCAGGTCCGGCACGCCGGCCTTCACGCCCTGCCCCTTCAGCTTGGCTGCGACAGCCTTGTGCCGGTGACCGCCGTTAGGAACGTGGTAGATCAGCACGAACACCTCGGGGTAGCGCAGCTCGATCTCACGCATCAGGGCGGCCTGCTCTTGACCCTCGCGCTCGCCGGGCTTGGCCCGTACCGCTTTGGGCTTGAACAGCTTCAGCTCTGCAGCCTTCACGAAGCCATCTTCCCTTCACGGATTAGAATGTCCTGAGTGCGCATGACGCCCTCCGCGTGAAGTTGACGAGCCACGAGCCGATCATCAGCGCGACGGCTTCCACGACGACCGTCGACGTAGTCGTGGCAGGCCGAGCACGCCCAAGCGCCTTGGAAGTCGTTCGGCTTACAGCCCATGCCGCTGGTACCGGCCAGCCGGTAGTGCGCCAGCACGGTGGTTTCAGGGTTGCCGTTGCACACACCGGGCACACGCACTTGGCAGTCACGGCCGCGGGCGGCCTTGGTCAATTTGGTCTGGCGGATACTCATGGGCGTGCTCCCGATACTTTCGAGCGAAGGTTTGCCAGGGCAGCACGGGCCACCTCTGGGTTACGCGGTGCGGACGGCGCGGCGAGTTCTGCCAACGGGACAGCACCCAGCTGCTCGCCCTTCCAGATCTTCCGGCACTGGTGCAGGTAGTGCTTTTCGAACGAGGCCATGCCCAGTTCGCGGGTGAGCAGCGGCAGGCTATGGAAGCCGGCGGCGGCCGTGGCGTGGTAGACGGCCGGGTGCATCCACTTGGCATCGGCACGCATGGCCGGATGGCAGTTGCGCAGGCCCTGGGCATAGGCCTTCTCGACACTGGGCAGACCCAGACCTTCAGGCGCAAAACACCAGCTCACGAACTCGCCGGGGGTGGGCACGAACGCCCGCTTGCTTGCGCTCACGACGCGCATCCCGTGGTCGATCTGCTCCATGCGGTTGATGCCCGCGCGCATGAACTCAGCCAGCCATTCCAGTTTGGAAGCGTTCATAACAGCCTCAGTCGGCCACGACTGGCGCCAGGCGCCACAAGCGCCGCGCAGGCGCAGGAACAGGTCGTCGATCACTCGCTGGGTGGCTGGGTCCACTGCGACGGCGCCGGGCTCGACAGGTGCTTGGTACGCTGGATCGGTACGGCGAGTCGCGATGAGTTCGCAGACGCTAGCTGGCTTGTTCACAGGCGAACCCCCTTGGCGGCCCAGTTGGTCGATTCTTCGCCCGTGGTGGCGCTTTCGGTGGCCTGACGCTTGATCCACTTGGCTACGCGGTGATGCCAGCCGCCGTCGGTGTCGCGGATATCAGGTTTGGCGATGTGGAAGCCCATGAACGACCCGAAGTTCTCGTCGGTGAGGGCAGTGGTGATCCCCATGATCTTGAGCTGGGCAGCCAGGGCGGCGTGGTTGACGGCCCAGTCAGCGTGCATCGAGAAGCGCAGGCGACCTTCGGCAGAGACATCCAACGCTGCTGCGGCGGCCAGGTCTTGCTCAGCCACCACATCCGAAATCTCGTGCGGCTGCTGCTGTTCGGTTAATTGATGGTTAAGTGATGTATTGGGTGCAATGGCTGCACCCCGTTTTGTCGTAGGTTGCACCTCGTTCTGTTGCTGGCTGCACCCCGTTCCCTCTTCACGGGGTGCATCTGCTGCACCCCGCCTGAGCATCAAGTCATAGACCACCGGGCGGCGGTCATGGCGGTCGATGTACACGGCGGCCAGGGCCTGGTTGCCACGAACGATGAGGCCTTGGACCTCGAGCAAATCGAGCTTCGAACGCACAGTGCGCTCGGACAGGCCAGTGTCTTCGGTCAGGGTCTTGGCCGATGGGAAAGCACCACGGCCGTCGGCGGCGGCATAGTTGGCCAGGCACAGCAGCACATGGCGCGCGCTCGAGTCTTTGCCGAGGTCGCGGCGGGACAGTGCCCAGGACATTGCTTGAACGCTCACAGCGAGACTCCAATATTCATCTCGGCCAAGCAGGCGAGGCCTTTCGGTGTAACGAGGAGTTGACAGGCGGGACGTCCGGCGCTGGGTTCGTCTTGATAGCTGTCCCCAAATTTGGGGCCAGTTATTTCCAGCTTGAACAGCATGCGGCGGACGTCGCGGATAACATGGTCTTGGCGCTTGCCGGTTAGTTCGGCGATCGCGCGCGACGACATGACATGACGCTTCATGGTTTGATGATTCTGAACTGGTGCCGAATCATCGAGGGTATTGCGGGGTGTGATCTGGGTGTGCATAATCGGTCCCACGTTTTGTTGTTGAAGAAGCCGCCCGGCCAGGCGGTTTTTTTTCGTCTGCGCTTTTGTTACTGGTTAAATCAACAGCCCTACAGTGTCCCTGGCGGCTTTGTGCTACCAGCGTCAGAATCCAACCACTCAAGATGCTTAATGCCCGGGTTATGCTGCTTTGCGCTTGGCCTTCAAAGTTTTCTTGTGCAGAAGCTCAATCGCCTTACCGTTCTGGTAACTGGTGTCGCCACCCTTGGTGATCCTGAAGATCGTTGGCTGCGTAACCCCGCACTGCTCGGCAATGCGTGCTTGGCTCCAACCTAGCTCTGCCAAATCGGCCAGCATTTGCGTGATGGTCATCGTACGTCACCAATGCGGTTTGTAATTAAAATGATAATACGCTACCGAATTAGCTCAGGCAATACACTTCGCCCTCCTCAAGTTCGCCGAGTCGAAAACATGACGATCGCGACGCGATTGCGCTCGAAGATGAATGAAAAAGGTCTAGGGGAAAATGAGCTTGGCCGGCGGGCCGGAGTGCCCCAACCGACAATTCATAGAATCCTTAACGGCGATAGCAAGACCCCAAGGAAGGCAACCATCGAGAAGCTTGCCCGCGTGCTTGGTGTCACACCTGAGTGGTTGCTTTTTGGCTCAAGTCATGGAAATGTCGAAGCTGCTCCCGCTCCCCACCGCGCGGCTAAGGAGTATCCCCTGATCAGCTGGATCGCTGCTGGAGCCTGGGCCGAATCCTGTGGAACATTCCAACCGGACCTAAGTACTGAGCAGATAGCTTCAGATGCTTATGCCGGAGAATGTGGCTATTGGCTTGAAGTACTCGGTGATTCGATGACGCCCGCACAGGGAAACGGCTTCATGCCAGGTATGCGCGTTTTGGTCCAGCCGGAAGGATTCGATCTGGTGAGTGGAAAATTTTACATAGCCCGGCTCGGATCAACAGGCGAAACGACTCTGAAACAATACGTTAGGGACTCAGGAATAAGCTACCTGAAACCTTTGAACACTGAATTCAAGATGATCGTAATCACTGATGACGTTGAGATTATTGGACGCGTTGTTGACGTGAAATTCCCTAGCACCTTCTTGTGATGGATCACACATGCACCCCCGTAAAACCCTCCTTGCGACCCTAATTTTGGTGGGCGGTCCTGTTTTGAGCGCTGAGCCTTCACCCTCCAAAACATCAGACTTGTGCACTGCAATGGATGTGGTGGCCAAGACGACCATGGAAGCTCGCCAGGCCGGCGCGCCAATGATCGAGCTTTACAAAAAAGCTGATGCCTACGGGGATGACGTAGCTCCGACTTTGAAACCAGTCATTCAACGAGCCTACAAAGAGCCGTTAGGGCAAACTGACAAGGAGAAAGCTTGGCTGATATCCGAGTTCAGGAACGCGTTCTATATGGCCTGCATTGAGGCTCACCCTCAAACCTAATGAGCCAGACTAGACAACCCGCTTCGGCGGGTTTTTTTACGCCTGCTGCCTGACCAATTCGCTAGCGAATTAAAAAAGCTTGACTCGTCTAATTCGCTTTCGTATTGTTTGCACATCGAGACGCACAGCGACTCGGGACACGACTGGTGAAGCCGCCAGTTAGCACGGGGTCAGCGAATTGGCCTCCCAGCCCCGCGAGGGATCGACTGGAACCAAGTTCTTTAAGAGACGGATTTCACTGGCTGGCCTTGGCGACAGGGCCAGACGGGAAATCGAACGAGTTACCAAGTCTGAGGAATCATCATGGAAACCATCATCAGCGGCGAATGGAAAGGCCACCTCGGACGAGGCCTGGCGCCAAAAGAGCTGCAATACTGCATGTCCGTCGCGGCTGGCATGACGGCCAAGGAAATCGCCAAAGCGTTCGGCATCTCGCCGGGCACGGTGAAGAAGCGCCTGGACGTGGCCATGTTCAAGCTGGGCGTGCACCGCCGGGCCGCGCTGGTGGCTGAGGCCATGAAGCGTCAGATCATTTCACCAGTGTGCATCCTGCTCGCCGCGCTTATCACCATGCACGCGGTGGCTGATGACCACTCCATGCGCCGCGACCGCCGCGCGCCCGAGCGGCGTACCGCCGAGGTGCGTGTGATGCGCAAGGCCGAGGCCTTCGAATACTGCGCTTGACGGGTGCCGCTGCCATACCAGCGGCGTACTGATGGAGGGTTGAGCCCATGAAGCGATAAACCAGCGCCCGCCCAGGGCAGCACGAACCGCTCTCGTAGGGTGGTACCACTTGAGCGCAAAGCCCGGCATGCCCGGGCTTTTCTTTGGCCGTCGATATGAGCCAGCACCCTGCCCCAGGGTCCTGACCAATGCCTTCTAACAAGGAGAAAGACATGCACCCTTTGATGCATCAGCGCGTAACCGTCCTTGAGGCCGTGCGCGCTCGAATGAACACCGCCACCGTCGACCTCTTCACTCGCATCGGGAGACGCTCACCAGTACAGCAGATTCGCTATCAGATCGTGGGCAAGGGCCCAGGTGCCTTCCAAGTCACGGAGCGCTCGACCGGCCAGGTAGTTGG